TATGGGAAAACGTGGTTACTTCGTGTAACTCCTGTAATAATAAGAAGGCATATCATCTATTAGAAGATATTAATATGACCCTCTTGAAAATTCCAGCGGCACCTACTATATTTGAATTATGGACTAGGCAACAAAAACGACTACACCACTAAACAAGGATAAACAAATGGTTACGGAAGAGCAGATTCAGCAACATTATGAAAAGTTTATGGAGTACATCAAGGCTGATTCAAGAGCAGAACAGCTAATTAAGATGTATGAAGACTTTACTACAGAACTAGTAACAGCTCCTGCATCAGCTAAGGTATTCTACCATAATGCGTTTCCAGGTGGTTATATTGACCACGTACTACGAGTAACGGAAACGTCTTTACAGATTGCGGCACAGTATAAGAAAATGGGTGGTACTATTGATTTCACCAAACAGGAACTTATATTTGCTGCACTCCATCACGATTTAGGTAAGTTAGGAAACCCCGACCAGGGCCCGTATTATCTTGAACAAGATTCTGATTGGCATCGTAAAAATCGTGGTGAGATGTACAAGCACAACGAAAATATTCAGTATTTTACTGTCACGGACAGAGCGTTGTTTACCCTACAGAAGTATGGTGTTCCCGTAACAGAAAAAGAATGGTTAGGTATTAAGTTATCGGATGGTATGTACGAAGATTCTAACAAAGCATATTACAAATGTTTTGTTCCTAACGCAATGAAAACAAACCTTCCATATATTCTTCATTGGGCAGACCATATGTCCTGTAGAACGGAAGGAGATACTGCAAAATTTTAATATTGTATAATATAACCGTTCAAAATCACTTGGACGGTTATATTTATATTAGACCCGCACACAATGTGGGGTCATTCACCCGTGACGCTCAATACTGAGGTCACACAACATAGGAGGTCATTTTATGACTCATTTAGTATTTCGCCCATTCGGGTCAACGGTTTTGAACAATAGGGAAAACTTCATCAGTACATTTGACAAAATGTTTGATGAAATCACCCGTAGAGATTTTCCCGAACTCTTTCAACATTGGGGAGCAGAACCTTTTGGAAAGTCCGCATATCCAAAGGTGAATGTAATTTCACACGATGATTCTGTGACGATTGAAGCAGAACTCGCCGGTTACAAGAAGGATGAAATTGATATTGAGGTTAAGGAAGGTGTCTTGACCATTTCAGGCGGCGCATCGCAATTGAACGAGCAAACTGATAAATCCGTTTATCTACTTCGTGAACTGAAACGTAGTTCGTTCAGTCGTTCATTTAAGCTCGGTGACCAATTGGATGCCTCCGATGTAGATGCACAATTCAATAATGGGTTACTTACGGTTACAATCCAAAAATTGACTAAGGAGCCAGCTAGTAAAAAGGTTACGATTAAGTAATTCACACTTTAACCAACAGGAGGTTTGTATGTGCTGTTGTTTAGTTTGTAAGTGTAGTTGCTGTATTAACCACATAGCCGATTAACCAGGAGGTGATTCTCATCGGTTATGTCTGGTATCCAACCTTAATTTAGGAGATAGACTAGAAATATAACGAGCCGGACTGGTTCTTACTGGTTCGGTTCGTTTTTCTTTTTGGAGAATATATGAGTAAATATTTTAACTTTAAAACACTGGTTTCATTTACTGCACTCACAATCGCAGGATGTGCAGCACTGTTTTCAGTAACGGGTATCGGTACCTTGTTTGCTGGTGCAGCTGTATCCGCAATGGTAATGGCTAGTGCTTTGGAGTTAGGTAAATTGGTAGGGATATCATTTCTCTACAGATATTGGACAGAAGTTCCTAAAGCATTAAAAGCATATTTGTCGGTCGCAAGTATCGTATTGATTATCATTACATCAGCAGGTATTTACGGATATCTATCGTCTGCATATGCCAAAGTTGCAGCAGACCCACTAAAGATGAACGCAGAAGTACAGATATTAAATTCACAAGCGGAGACAATTGATGAAGAAATCAAACGTAAAACGCAACGACTTGACCAGATTATTTCACTCCGTGGTCAACAAGAAAATCGAATTGATGACTTAATTGCAAAAAGCACTACGGGGTCAAACACTACAATTCGTAATGCTCAGAACCAACTAACGGAACTTACCAGAACGGCAAATACGTTACAACAAGAAATAAACCAAGCGTCAGCACGCCGTGATTCTTTACGTGCAAAAAGTTTGACTACGGATGTAGCAATCACCACAAATTCAGATATCGGAACGTTCGTATACATTTCACGTGCAATCGGCGTTCCACTAGATACTGTGGTCAAATGGTTTATATTGATTATTGTATTGGTATTCGACCCATTGTCTATCTGTTTAGTTCTCGCATATAACTTTTTAATTAAAAGAGAAGAAAAAGAAATATCTATGCCCGTAGAGACAAAGGTTGAACGAGAAGAAACTCCAGTATGGGCGGTATACGGGGATACAACTGACCAACCCACAAAAACAGAAAGCTCAACAGACACACCGTCCTCGGATATACCAGTAGAGGCACAAAACGACGATTATTTTAAAAATCATAGATTATTTAAAGGGACTTGACAAACGCCATAAATTAGTGTATATTTAATATAACTCTACTTGGAGGCTTTGTGCCTATTAATGTCGGTTATTGTTGTATTAATACATTATTAAACAAACAAGGTATTACTACTGGTCGTGCAATGCGTAAAGCTACTTTTGAGGCTAAGGGCCTTAAATACGTCTCTGAACTCGCTCTCGCTAATGCCAAAGACCTTCTAACAATCCTTAAGTGGAACGCTGATAACGGAATCACCGTATTCCGTATGGGGTCTGGTATCTTCCCGTGGGGAACTGAATACAAGGCTACGAGCCTCCCCGACTACTTTGCTATTGTCAGTACACTTAAAGCAGCTGGTGACTATGCTAAGCAGACTGGCCAACGTATCACCGCACACCCAGACCACTTTGTAAAGTTGGGGTCAACCAATCCAAAAGCTGTCGAGAATTCTATCAAAGATTTGGAACTGCATTCCGAAGTATTTGACTATATGGGACTAGATGCAACTCCGTACAATGCAATCAATATTCACGTGGGTATGAACTTCTCAGAAGAGACTGCTCAACGGTGGATTGATAATTTCCGCAGGTTGTCACCAAATCTTCAAGCACGTATGGTGGTCGAGAACGACGACAAAGAAAATTCATTCTCTATCATTCAGTTGTTTACCTATCTACACGCAGAGCTGGGTATCCCACTTACGTTTGACTATTTTCATCATCAGTTTCATCCCGATGGATTGACTACCCAAGAAGCTGCCGAACTCGCCGCCGGTACATGGCCGGAAGGTATCACACCCCTGTTCCATTATAGTGAAAGTAAAAATGTTAATGAGAACGTTACGGGCAATCCTCGTGCTCACGCTGATTATGTGTTTTCTCGTATTGACGATTTTGGGCTCACGTTGGATGTTGACCTCGAAGCAAAAGCTAAAGAACTAGCTCTTTTCAAATATCGAGAATTAATATGACATTACTACTTGACATTATATCAGGAATTGTGTATTTTATTATATCACTACTAATAATCACAGTTATTTGTATTGTGTATTTAGTTTCCATACTCGTAGTTTTATTTAATGAACTTATCAATTATATCAGACACAAATTCAAATGACCCCACTTATTTCTTTTGCAATCACAACGCATAATGAAGGTGAGTATATTCGTGACCTCCTTGACCAGCTGATTCCACACTGCGAAAAGACGGGTGATGAAATCGTGGTTGTGGATGACAATTCTACTGATTCATTTACCTGTTCTATGTTGTATGATTATGCGGACAAGGATAAGATTCAATTACATCAGCATGAACTGAATAACGATTTTGCAGGACATAAAAATTACTTGAACGCATTGTGTAATGGTGAGTATATTTTCCAAGTAGATGCAGATGAAAAGTTTCACGAAAATCTACTGACGTACCTTCACGACATCGTAGACAACAATAAAGGAATAGATGTATTTTTAATTCCTCGCGTCAATATTGTGAATGGACTGACCGAAGAGGATATTCGCCGTTGGGGATGGCGGGTGAATGATAAGGGATGGGTAATGTTCCCCGACTATCAGACCAGACTATACCGCAATGATGATTTCATTTATTGGGAAGGAAAGGTTCACGAACGTATTGTTGGATATAAAACAATGGCACCTTTGCCAGATGAAGAAGAATGGTGTCTGTATCACATCAAGGACATTGAACGTCAACGCAAACAAAACGATTATTATGACACAATTACACGGTAAACAAGCACTTACGTATGATGATATTCAACTTATCCCATCGTTTTCGGATATTGAATCTCGTCAGAATATTGACCTTACCACCAAACTGACAACTAATTATAGCATTAGGGTTCCGTTCGTTGCATCTCCTATGGATACTGTATGTGATAGTGAGATGGCAATCGCAATGGCAGAACTTGGTGGTATTGGTTGTATTCACCGATTTATGACACCCGCAGAACAAGCATACGAAGTGTCGTATACCAGTAAGAGTGTAAAGAATAAGGACTGGTGGACACCGCACGTTATGGCGGCAGTCGGAGCAAATGGTGACTATCTGGAACGAGCACAAGAATTGGTCAGAAACGGAGCCAACATCATTTTGATTGATGTGGCTCACGGATATCATAGTTTTGTTCGTGAAGCAATCGGTAACCTAAAAAAGAATCTTCCGTCTAACGTAGATATAATCGCAGGAAATGTTGCAACGGGTAAGGCGGCATTAGCATTACAAGATTGGGGAGCAGATGCAATTCGTGTTGGTATCGGTGGTGGTTCATTATGTACCACCCGTATCAAGACGGGATTCGGTGTTCCAAATGTAACGTCACTTGAAGATTGTGCTCGTCAACTCTTCGTTCCAGTTCTTGCCTGTGGTGGAATCAGAAATAGTGGTGATATTGCAAAGGCACTTGGTCTTGGAGCGAGTTCGGTGATTCTCGGGTCACTTCTAGCAGGAACAAAAGAAGCACCCGGCGCTATAATTGAAAAGTCAAATGGACTATATAAGCGGTATCGTGGAGCCGCATCGTTGGAAACGAAGAGTGTTCACGGACAAGCAACACGGAATGTGGAAGGAGAATCAACTATCGTACCTTTTAAGGGAAAGGTAAAGTTCGTCGTGGATGGACTTACAGATGGATTACGGTCAGCACTATCCTACGCTGGTGCACGAAATCTTGAAGAGTTCCGTCCAGAATATGTGGTAGTCACCAATGCAGGTATGGCGGAGGCAAGACCACACTTACTATAACCGGAGGAAATATGAGAAAGATTTTTATTATCTCATTTATGTTGGTTGCAGTACTTGGTTTTAAGTCAGTCAAAGTAATTTATGTACCAGATGGAAGTGTAATGTCAAAACCCACACCAATAGAACAGTTTATGGAACGTATTGCGGCCATTGAAACGCCAGGTGGTGGGTATCACACAGTAAATAAATATGGAATGATGGGACGGTACCAGTTTAGTTTAGAAACAATAAAAGCAGTCGGTATTAAGGTTACCAGACAACAGTTTTTACGTAACAAAGAGTTACAAGATACCGCCATGGTTCGCCTTATGAAAATGAATGAACAGGAATTGTCGGGATATATTGAACGTTATGACGGACGTACAGTAAAAGGTGTAAAGGTTACTCGTGCAGGAATTTTAGCCGGCGCACATTTTGCAGGTGCAAACGGAGTTAAGCAATTTCTAACAAATGACAATAACGTTGGAACAGTAGATGGGTTTGGAACATCGTTGCGGCAGTATATGTCATATTTCAGTAAATTCAATTTACCCCCAGTGAGAGGATAAGATGTTAGTATTTTTTGTAGTAACATTGTTAGTTCTTATCAGCGTTTTATCATATATTTGTTGGAATCTCCTCCGACGAAATGAGGAATTGGAAGAAGCAATCAATTTATTCTATGCACGTACTAACGCAACAGTACGATATATGAGATTTTTAGATGAACGCCAGATGTTTGAACGTGACGATGAAGTAGGTGAAACATTTAAATTATTAGTTGAAACCGTAGATAAACTCTACGCATTCGTCACGGAGATTACAGATGGTGAAAAAGAAGAAGGTAGCATCGAATAAAGTTTATTTTTCAGAGGAAACAGAAAAAGCAATAATTGCATACAATAAATCAACTGACCCAGATAAACGGGAACAAATATTTAGAAGTAAAATACAAGGACCACTTGATAAGTTAGCAGAGAATGTTATCAATCGGTTCAAATTTCCATATATGGAGGGTACCTTCGACGAAATCAAGGCGCAGGTAGTCTCCTTTCTGGTTATCAATCTACATAAATTTACAGAGGATAAGGGTAAGGCGTTCTCATACTTTAGTGTAATCGCAAAAAATTATCTTATATTACACAACAATAATTCATATAAGGAAGAAAAGCGAGTATTATACTTCTCAGACCAAACCGAAGATTCTTTTAGTTTAGAAGAAATGCTAGTGGTGGAACCAGAAACTCGGGATTCATCGGTCGATATGAAAGAATTTTTAAAATTATTGGTAGAGTATTGGGAATTTAATCTTGACCGTTTTTTTAAAAAGAAACGTGACCGTGAAATCGCAGCAGCCATAGTTAAGTTGATTGAACGTATAGATAATATTGATAATTTCAATAAAAAAGCCCTATACCTGATGGTTCGGGAAATGACTAATTATAAGACTGCCCACATTACCAAGGTCATTAACAAGATGCGACCACAAATATTGAAGATGTTGGGGGAATTTAGACGGTACGGACATTTATCCGACCCAACCTCCTATTTCTCGTATAAAAAATAAATCCTATCTATTTATAGTATAGGATTTTAGGGGGTCTTTATGGATATCAATTCCGAACTGTATGATGGGAAAAGTCTAGCCGACTTATTTACAGAAATACACAAAAATACTGACAGTAAGCGAGCTCAAATCAACTCGTTTATTATGAAAATGGTCCAACTCATCCGTACTCCAGAAGATGCGGCTGTGATTGGACCAATTGTGCAGGGATTTTTGGAAGTCAACGTCAAAAACGACGAACATCTAGTGCGTGTGGCACAGATTGCTCAACGTATCGTGTCAGTTGGTGTTAAATCTAATGCATCTCTAGACGGTTTACTATCGGAGTCGGAGAAAGAGGCACTACTACAAGATATTAAAGTAGAAATTCAAGACCTTCAAGAAGATGTGAAAGACTTGGATGATGTTTTCGCAGAGAAATAAGTATGAGAAATTACGGACAAATTCCATATAATGTTGACGTAAATCAACCTGGAGCGTCCGCATATCCACGGTTCTCTGTGTACTCTCCATTTCCATACCAAGAAGCAACAGTAGAACAGGTTATCATAAATGAAAGTAGCACGGGATATGCACCCGACGGTAGTAACGTAGGACGTATCAGAGTACGATTTATTCCAGAGGAAACGAACGTTCCAATAGATGATTTGAATACGGCTATGCCAATGGATACCCGCATGACAGAATATCCGTTGGTCGGGGAAACAGTAATAGTAATGCAATTTCTTGGTAATTACTATTATTTTAGAACTGTGGGGATATCCAACAAGATAACCGAAAACTCTAATCCAGGATTATCTAAGCGACTATCACCACAACCTACGAGTCAACAAAAAAGTCAAGCAGCACAGATAGCCGCACAAGGTGGACAGGCATATCAAATATCTACTATTACGGAAGAAAAGGTATTAGGCAAAGAATTCAAAGAAAATCAAACAGTTCGCCGGGTTCGGTCTAACGAAGGTGACCTAATCACGCAGGGAAGATTTGGTACCGTAATTAGATTGGGGTCAAGTTTATTCAGTAACCCTGCAACAGACGACCCCAAGCCAAATCTATTACTGACGGTCGGCCAACGAGAAAACGCAGCAACGTATAACGGTGTTAATCAAATGTACTCACTGGTATATGAAGATATTAACGACGATGCGTCTACACTATGGATGGTATCTGACGAAATAGTAGAATTTAGTGCAGCTACAGAAAAAAGTCAATCGGTAAATAAGGCACACCTACGTTCGTCCGAAATACCAAAAACCCAACCACACTATTCTGGCGCACAAATTTTCGTAAACTCAGATAGAGTTATTTTAAACAGTAAAGTTAATGAAATTTCTCTATTTTCTAATACAGAAATAAATCTAAGTGCATTAGGTAGTATTACGGTAGCGTCAGAACGGTCAGTGTTCCTTAGTTCAAATATTGATATCACTTTGGACGCTATGGACGATGTGTCTATTTTTGGTAAAAGAATATCGTTAGTTTCCCAAGAAGATTTTTCAAATAAAACGTCCAGTAACTACTCAATTCTTGGAAAAAAGATATTTATAGGTACGACAAATGACCCATCAGAACCTATGGTTCTGGGTGCGTCTTTGTCCCAGTTTTTACAACAATTAATTAATATATTTACAACACAATTACCACTTACCACTGTACAAGTAGGACCAACAGGAACAGGAACGGCATTTTTCTTACCACTTATTACGGCATTAAAAGTACTACAGGCAACCCAACTCGGTATTACTCCACAAGGTGCAGTGTTCAATAGTTCAGATAACTTCGTAACCAAGAATAATTCTGTATGAGTATATTATCGGAAGCAGAACAACGAAAAAAAGTACTGGAATCATTATTACCAGACCGTTTATTTTCTGGGTCTATCGAAGATGTTCAAAACAGAGTAAACGAAACGGTTACTCAATATGAACAACGGATTCCACAAATTCCAGAAATACCCAGTATTGGGTCATTAGTTCCACGATTAGTACCACCGATTCCTAGTTATGCAGAAATCAAAGAATTGGTATATAACAAAATTAAAGAAGTGAAACAAAAGGAGCAAGAAGCATTTATAGAATCACAACGTTTACGAGTTGATGCGGCAAAAGATTCGTTTCAATATCGGAATCAAATTATGCAGACCAAACAGGCTACGGAAAATATCAGTAACGTACTTGGACGGTTTAATAACAGATAGAGGATTAAAGTATGGATAAAGCATTGTTCAAAGCATATGTACGGGAACTTGTAAAAGAAATGGTAGAAGAAGAAGTTAATAAAGTTTTACCAAAACTTTTAGGCGAAGCAATTGGGGAAATTAAATCCTTAACAGAAGGTAAGGTAGAAACTTCCAAGAAACCCAAGATTCCCCGTGCACAGTTAGCAGAAATGATGGGACTACAACGTATTGGGGATACGATTACAGCGACCACTTCTAATTTAGGCAGAGTTATGCCAACCCCACCACAAGGAATCACCGAAGACGACCCGGTGTTTCAAGCAATTAACAAAGATTACTCTGCGTTAATGAAAAAAATGGGAATGAGTAAGTAATATGGCACAAAAATTCGTAGGTATCACGCTACCAATTCGTATGGGCCAAACAGGAATGTTTGAACAGTCCACGACATTGTTAACTCAAACAAAATCAAACTTTCAAAATTTGATTTTAACCAAGAAAGGTGAGCGTCTTAGTCAACCTGACTTGGGATGTGACCTATGGAAAATTTTATTTGAACCACTTACGGAAGACACCGTTGAACAAGCACGACTGTCGGTTATTGATGCAGTAGATAAATGGTTACCATATTTAGAAGTAACAGATTTTACAATAACACCAACGCCCGACGCAAACGTATTAAATATTTCATGCAGATACGTGTTTAGAAATAACCCAAATGTAACAGATACAGTTGAAATATCAGCGTCCGAGACCGGCGAACTATCAAGAAATCTTAATGCGGAAAATCTTGGATTTACCACACGAACTGGTCAAGAATTTACTACTACGACTGGTCAAATACGTAGAAGAAGAGGGTTTTTTCCATATGTCGCAGAATTAGCAGACGTAAGTAAGGAACCAATTACTACAATACCGTAAGTACATTTTAGGAGTCAGTAATGGCCACCACACAACCAATTAATTTACAACCCCGTCCAAACGTAAAACAGATTAATTATCTTGCAAAGACGTTTGGCGACTTTAGACAAAATCTTATAGAGTTTGCAAAGGCCTACTATCCAAACACCTATGCAGACTTTAATGAAACGTCTCCCGGCATGATGTTTATTGAAATGGCATCATATATTGGTGATGTTCTTTCATTTTATATTGATAACTCATTTAAAGAAAATTTACTTGCGTACGCAGAACAACAAGAAAATGTTGTCACCATTGCGCAGTTTTTAGGATACAAACCAAAATTGACAGCCGCAGCATCAACTACGGCAACATTATACCAATTAGCACCTGCCATCGTACAAGATGGGGTATATATCCCAAACCCAAAATATCTTTTAAAGATAAAAGCCGGAAGCGCATTTTCTACTAACGGTCCAAATGTAGTACAATTTCGGTTGACGGAAGATGTGGATTTCACAACAGTTACCGCAGAAAATTACGTGATAAATACTTTAGCAAATGGTAACCCACAGACATTTATTGTAAGCAAACCGGCTAAGTTAATTGCAGCAGAAGAAAAAACCACTACGTTTACATTTGGAAGTCCACAAAAATTTACTTCGGTTACACTACCAGATAGTAATATTATTGGTATAAAAAGTATAGTGGATAGTGATTCAAATCCGTGGTATGAAGTAGATTTTCTAGCTCAAGATTTGATAATGGATGATGTTGATGTTATTGGAAATGATGAAGTAGGAACGTTACCAAGTGCAAAATTACGACTCAAAAAAGTATCACGTCGATATGTTACTAGAGTCAATAGAAATATGCAAACCGAATTGGTGTTTGGGTCAGGAACATCAAATGATGCCGAGTTAAATCTTACCTTGGATTCTCGTCAAGTGGCAAACCAACAATACGGGAGTACTATTCAAAATTTATTGGGTAATGTTGCATTAAATAATGTAAACTACCTAAACAGTAATGCGTACGGATTGGCCCCGGCAAATACGACACTCACAGTTACGTACTGGGTGGGAGGAGGCACCGCAGGTAACACACCATCCAACACAATAGTAAATGTAAATAATCTAATTCTACAAAACGACACAACGCAGTATACATCTGCCGAATCTCAAACGTTTGCCGCGGCCATTAGAAGTATGACCATCACCAACGACGACCCCGCAACAGGTGGGGGCGATGCTGAGTCCGTCGATGAGATGAGACAAAATGCGTTAGGATTTTTTAATGCGCAAAATCGTGTAGTTACTGTTGAAGACTACATTACACGAACGTATTCACTTCCATCAAAATATGGTCGTATTTCAAAGGCATTTGCAATTCGTGATGAACAAATTAATCAAATACAAGTACTAGACAGTACTACGTATGTAAATAATCCAGTACAACCAAACGTCATCAATCTGTACACATTAGGGTATGATACCAATGGAAAACTTACAACATTAAACACCATTGTTAAAGATAATTTGGCACGTTACCTAGAACAATTTAGATTACTTACAGATGATGTTAATATTCTTGATGCGTTCATTATCAATATTGGAGTTAAATTTGATATCACCGTGTTTAGAAATTATAATTTAAACGATGTGTTAACTCGTAGTATTGGTGCGGTACAGGAATACTTTGATATATCAAAATGGGATATTGGCCAACCAATTATTTTGGCAGACTTAACTTATGTAATAGGTTCTGTCGAAGGCGTTCAAAACGTAAAGGACGTACAAATTTTTAATAAGTATCAATTCAAAGATGGCGCAGAATACCAAAATTACAGATATTCAATCGAAGAAGCTACAATAGATGGTATTATTTATCCAAGTCTCGACCCAAGTGTTTTTGAATTAAAATATCCTCAAACCGACATTATTGGGACCGCTACACAATGAAAAAACTACTAACTGCATCCAAAGACGCCACGGTATACCAAGCATTCCGTAACTTAAATGCTGGATTAGACGAAATCTTAGAAATTGGTAAAACGGTAGATGTCAATTCGTCTACTTCAAATTATAGTAATAGTGCCGCAAGAACTTTTATATCATTTAACTTACCAACTACCGCCAGCGTATCACCGACAGCAAATTATTATTTAAATTTACGTTTAGCAAACGCGTCGGGTGTACCAAGAAATCAACAGGTGTTGGTATATCAGGTATCGCGTTCATGGGATGAAGGTAGCGGATATCTATATCAGAATGTAAAAAATGTACAAGACGGGATTACGTGGAACCAATACGGTTCCTTAGTACAATCACTTGGATTTACTGGAAATGGTATACAAACAACGTTCTCATCGTCAATATACACATTCGTCGAAGCAATATCAGTTAGTGTTGGTGGGACGTTGTATGATAGTTCACAATATAGGATATCGGGTAGTAATTTAGTATTTGCCTATCCACCGTCATCATCGGCTACGATACAGTTTACTGGTTCAGTGGGTGTTCTATGGACAATTGGTGGAGGTAATTTATTAACGGGGTCTACTTCGGCAAGTATAACGTTGTCTGAATATCCGTTACAAGATTTACGAATTGATGTGACAAATATTTTACGTCCAATCGTAAGTGAGTCATTACAAAATATGTTTAATGGATTGGTAATACAATTTCCAACAATTGATGAACTAAATATAACAAATGAAGGAAACATAAAAGTATTTTCAACGCAAACACACACCATTCACCAACCAACATTAGAAATTTCTTGGGACAATCAAACATTTGTAACAGGAAGTTTATCGGCAATTCCATCCGTAAATGTAAAAGTGGTACCGGAAAACCTACGAGAAAGTTATACAAAGGGTGATGTGGCTAAAGTAGGATTGACCGTCCGTGACGAATATCCCTTAAAGTCATTTGATAGTACATTACGTTACAAGAACAAATACTATCTTCCAACTTCGTCATATTATTCAATTACGGATACACAGAGTAATACTGTTATTGTTGATTTTGATGATGCAACAAAAATTAACTGTGATGTATCGGGGTCGTATATCGTACTAGACACTACTCCATTATACAAGGGTAGATTCTACACATTAAAGTTTAAGGTAAACTCAGGAGATTATTCTCGTATAATCAATACCGATGTTCTATTTAAGATAAATTAATATATGTCAAACATAAACGTACTTGTAATTCCTAATCCAGATAGTGCTAGTATCGTAAATAACGATACGGTAGACGTATCATTTACACTAACCGATGTAAGTTCATCGTATTATAGCTCGTCTATACAACCAAACTATGCAGCGTCAGGAGTATCGGTGGTAATTCCAAGACAAAATTCTTCCGTAGAACGAGGAAACATATATTTTACTCCAGTGTATACTGAAAAACTTAGTTATGAAGAATGGAAAACAAGAGTCAACAAAAATTTCTTAGAGCTTAACTAATGGCAAACCAGCAAAATTTTAAACAAAATATTGTCAATTTAGCAGAAAACTATACAAAGTTTACTGTTTCTCGTATCGTTAGTACAACTAAAGATACGTTATTGGAAGCGGAAATTCCGGCTACATTTGCAGATAGTATGATACAAAATAATGTAGAAATAAATTTGTATAGTTTAGCCGATAATTCTTTAATATACTCCGACTTTATTTCAAATAGCATAACGGGTGCCATTACCACACAAAATATACAATATAGTGATAACACCACTAGAAGATTTTTATATGTGGATTTTTCAAAACTAGCAGATTTAGGTATACCTACAGGTCAATATTCTGTTACGTTAAATTTCTTTTCAGATGAAGTAGGGTCTTACGATAACAGACTTTTACAAATTACAAAGATTTCACCTTCGCGGAAAGAAATAGAGCTAAAATCATCTAACCCAAGTGTACTAAAGCAATTTGCACTACCTGCGATAAATACCACATGGGTCAATGATGCAATAAAACAAGTATTCAACCAACCAAATAGTAATCAAAATATACCAACTATACCAAATTCACTGACAACGGCATCTATCAATCAACAATTGACACCTAATATAGTGGCAAGTATAAACAAGTACAATTTTGACGAAGGTACGGCTAATATTTATGCTATTTCTCAAGACATTTTGAATATTGCATATCCTCTTGTGGTGAATCGCATAACTCAACTTACATCAAGTAGTAGAATGAGATTTACTAATGAAGAACTAAATCAAATAATTTTAACAGAAGTTAGTAGTTCATATATCAAGTATACAAATGATAATCAGTTACAAGTCAGTCAATTACCTTACGCCCTAACGACAGGAGAATAAGATGGCAATATCCTCGACAGATGTATTACGGGCGTTTACAATTCAATCTGGGTCAACCAATTTACTAAATGGTACGTTAAACATCAACTATGTAAAATTTAATAATCAAACAACGGATGTCCCCGTTTCATTGATAAATACTGCTACGGATTTCCATATCAAAGCGTATCCAAATTCTACTATGTTTGCAGTATATAAAATTGGCAACGCAGAACAGGTAACACAAAATAATCCAATTGTTATTGGACCCGCTTCATCACGGGACGTAGTAATCAGAGTAGTGACTGATTTAAATAATGAACCAGAACAAACACAATCTCAGTCTATAACGTTTACATTGAGTGCTATGGTAAGTGGGTCTAGTAGTTCTCAATCTAGTAGTTCTTCGTCTAGTAGTACAACTAGTGGTGCCACCGACGGCGGGGGAGGAGGTGGAGGTGGTGGGGGCGGAGATACACAACCCGACCCAACACGCCAGACTAATACAGGCACTCAACTTTAAGAGATACTAAATGAGTAGAATACGTGTCACTTGGCAGAATCCAATATTTTTAGAAAAGACTAATTTCAAAAATGAAAAAGGACTCGGGGACAGATATACTGTTAATCCCGAGTACCCATATCAAATTGTATTTACTGAATCAGAACTAAACGATATAAAACGTCAGTTTGAACTTTTAATAGATAAATGGAGTTCATTACAGACGACTACGGGTAGTTCAAATCGTATATCAGAGTACTTTCGTGAAAGTGGCGAAAGTTTAAGTGGAGCAATGGTTCGTGAGTTAAAGCGTGAATTAAATAGAATTTTGTTTAACAACAAATTAACAAACATATACTCGTATTTTCCATTCAGTGATAAGTTTGCCGCATCAAGGTCTAAAACTAATGTACTAAAATATATTTTAGATATTGTTGAACAATATAAGGATGTCACACAACGTATTTTAAATAAACAAGTTGGTTTAGCTGAAAATGATGAATATGTGGCGCCATCAGAAACGTCGGGATTAGTTGAGGTACCAAATACAACAACACAAGTTACGTTACCTATAACATTAACCGTTAGTAAACTACAGATTCCATTATTAGATGCTCTTATTTCTGCAACAACAACGTTATTAAACCAAAAAACGGTTGCATTCTTTGATGACTCACGTGAATATAAAACATTACTAAACTTAGGGAACGATAGACAATTCTCAGCACAGTCGTGGAGAATAGCACCGTCTAGAACAGATTCCATTCAATTAAAATTATTCACGCCGTTAAGTACAGACGTACAACTATATGACCAAGCATTCATCAGTCGTGAATTAGCAAAGTCTGTAATTGATGTCATTGAATTCGTCTTGGGTCCGAGAGTTGATAACACTCCATACTTACGTCCACGTAACACAGACATTAAGAAGTATATTCCAAATAAAAAGAAAGTAACCAACGTTACCCTAACCAGTTTAGGTGTAGTAACTGGGTCGGAAGGTACGATTATCGACGGTAGTTACTCATACGATGATAGAGTATTCCGTAGATGGTTAACGGGAGACTTTAAAGCGTCAGAATTAAATATAGAATTTACAGACTACAATAAGTTTGTATATTTTGGGTCTGCATATGATAGATTAGTTGCATTTTCACAAAAATTATCAAAAATAGAACAATTAACCACAGAAGCAACTTCAAGTGTGTCTAGTAGTACTATCGGCGCGTCACTTAAAGCACTGGAAAAAGAAAATATAATCAGAAATTTTGACCCATATGAACAATTCCTATACTTTGCTACGCAATCGGTTGCATATTCGGCCAGTGCGTACTATATAGATGGAAATGTTGAATATAATGCCACTGGCTCTTGGCCAAAACAAACAAACGGATTACCATACTCACCAACCAGTTCAATTACCGGGTCATGGTTACCAACTCAATTAGCAATTGCGCAACGGTATGATGACTTTAATCCAAATTATTTAACAAAACATCTCCCAAGTTATATACAATCAGATACGCAATCGACTGAGTTTTTAACATTTGTATCTATGGTTGGTCATTTCTTTGATAATATCAAAGTGTATATTGACCAATTTCCGAATATATACAGTACAAATCCAGACCCGTATACTGATTTGACTATGGACCAAGTTTATGAAGTTGCACAGTCATTTGGTTTACAACTTCCCAATGCATATTCACTAGAAAATTTACAAACATTTGTTTCTTCAATATCGGGAGAGAGTGGGTCACGTTCATTGGTAGCAGAAACGTGGAAACGTTTCTTACATAGTTTTGTATATATGACCAAAGCAAAGGGGTCACGCACTTCATTTGATGCGTTATTGAACACATATGGATTAAACTCACCGGTATTACAAATAAAAGAAACTACATACCCAACAGAAGAAAATTATATTCGTTCTGATGAACTAACGTATGGATTAACACTTACCAGTAGTATAGATAACTTTATCAAAATTCCATTTGTATCGTCGTCTATTACTGCGTCCACGATTCAAGTGAGATTTAATCCAGAACTTCGTCAAAGTAGTTCGTTGATAACAGGTGATTTAAAATGGGCAGTTGATATTGTCCCGCATCCATCTGCATCGGATGTATTGTATATAGACACTGGGTCAAACGGTCAATTTAGAGTTATCAACGGAATTAATAAAATTAATTACGGAAGAATTCAAGTTGTCAGTGGCTCTAATAGAACTGTGATAGCAACTAGTAGTTATTTCCCTGTATTCGGTGATGATTATACTAGTATTATGTTACGTAGTCAGTCGTCTGACTTAACCATTATTCAAACAGACGGCGACCAAATCCTGTATCAAGACTCGATGTCAGTAAATCTAGCATCTTTGTGGAATACTACTCAGTTTATTTATATCGGTGGTAGTGGGTCTATCAAGTTAAATAAATTTGATGGTATTGTTGATGAGGTACACGCATGGACTGAAAACATTTCCTCAGATGATTTCGTGTCGCTGGCGTATGACCCAGGTTCGTATTACGGGGCAACATATACATCGTCATATACAAGTTTGTACGCACACATTGCGTTGAGTCAACCACTGGCCTCAATTACTCAATCTGTTATTAATGAAAGTCCATATCAATATCTTTCACTTGTTCCGGCATTTACCGCATCTGGGTTTACCACGGCATCATTTGAAAAAATCTTAAGACCCATTAAGCAATTCACTCCTCTTGTCGGTTCTACGATATACACTAATAAAAAAGTAATTGTAGCAACCCCACCGTCGTTTGACTTTAGATTTGTCGATGAAAACGGAACAAAATATCTTAAGAGAGATGCTAGTATTAAAGCTTTAAAAGATAAAATTTATTCTAGCGGACAAAACGTAGTCTCGGTGGCACTATCACCTACAGACTTTACAAATCAGAATATTTTACGTTCTATGGGTGTTGTTGATGTCAACAATATTATCGGTAGTCCACGTAATATAGAAGCCGTACAGTACAGTAATCTTGAAAAATTAAAATACGACTATCGTGCGTATTATAATAAAACGGTAAACCCGAACGAATACACCAGATTCTTTAAAGATTTGGTACAATCTCCAAGTGAAATGGCAGAACAGATGGTTCCTGCTAGAGCAAAATTGTTAAACGGTGTAGTAATTGAATCACAAATTCTACATCGTAATAAAACATTTTTAATGAAAACAATTAAGGTTGACGGTACCGATACAAAGGAATTAGACTTGTATAGATTAGGGTCGGGGTCAGAAGATGTTGGAGCGTATCCGTTCACATCATCTATTAACACAAGAACGTATAATACATGGACCGCCGATACACTACTTGTTTCCGGGACACTAGATACAACTGATGAAATTTACACGGTCAGTAGTAGTAAGAAAAATACACTACCAACGTTTAGGCAAGTTTTACAAAATGTTGGAGTGTATACTGTTTCTTCCTCACTACAAGATGAAAACAGTTCGTTCTTATATGTAGAAGCCAGTAGTATGAATGGTCTTCCAAGTGAGGAACCAACATCACCATATCCGAGAGAGGCATTTGTAGGTATTCCTAGTAGTGGGTCTATTGCAATCCGTCTTCCTAGTGAGGATGGAACACTAACACCAATCTACGATATTCCGCCACGTGCTGATTTTAGTGATGTTGGTACTACAACGTATTTCCATAAGTCAAATGGTAAATACTCATACGATATTTATACATCATATAAAAAAGAATATTTAATCAAACTAGATACACAAACCGACTCCCCATTAGATAGATTGTACGCCCCTGTCACCTTACTGGACAGTGGCTCACTACTAACATCACCTGGTAGAGACACAGGAACCATCGTAAGTACAACATATGTATCTGGGTCAAGTACGTCGGGTATTATTAAAATGGCAAATATTTTCACTTTATTAGGTATTGAAGGAACTACTGGATTACGTGTTCGTCTTTATAGAGATGAAAGTAGTAGAACCGCCGATATAGCACGTAGTTTCTCTGTGGCTCCAGCTATAAACAGCGGGGTATTATTTGACGGAATATTAGACGGTAATACCGATGTATTCCCATATACCCTAATACAAACAGAAAACTCTGATATATATTATAGTATAGATAATACTACATCCACAAACATCGTATCAGAAATTAATATTCATTACTTTGCATACGAACCAGCAAACCTTATTCCTATTGGATATCTACCACGACATTATAAGTTCAGTAGAGAAAACAATACCGCTCTAAAAAGAAGAAATTATCTAGGAACAAAGGGAACAGATTCCGATGTTCCTGCTGGATGTCCATGGTCACCATGTCCACCGTTTAAGGTGGCTGTGTCTGGGGAAAATACCTTAGTGGTAAACACAACCAATACGGCACTTCCCACAAATACAAATAATATATCATTTGGTGGCGGAGGAACGTTAACTGTTGGTGGCGGATAAAATAAATTAACTTAAAGTTAAATACTTTATACTTATAGTAGATGTACTTTACTCAGGAGATACAAAAATATGGGATATCTAGATAAATCCACAATCACGGTGGACGCTATTTTAACGAACCGTGGACGAGAATTGTTGTCGCAAGGTACTGGAACTGGAAACTTCCAGATTACCAAGTTTGCCGTAGCCGACGATGAAGTTGATTACGGGTTGTATAATACTGCTCACCCATTGGGGTCTAACTATTACGGTGCTATTATCGAAAATATGCCTGTACTAGAAGCAACTCCTGATGAAACTCAAATTATGCGGTATAAGTTGGTGACGGTTTCCGGACCCGACGCATCGGGCATTGTTGTCATTCCACAAATCACCAATATTGGATTTGATAACGCAACAAAGTCACTGAATTACAGTCAAACTTCTACAACAACGTCAAACGTAGAAATTGAACCAAAAACTACGTACACAGCAACAACACAAGCAAGTATTGAAGACGATGGATACACACTAGTAGTAGCAGATAGTACTTTAGCTAAACTTGAGTTAGTTAACCCAAGTACGGGTGCAGTAGTGTCAAATACTCGTGGTTCAGTTTCGGCAAAAGGATTTAAATTCAGACTCACAGCACTTAATAAAACAGGTAGTACCACAGTTACGATTTACGGAAATAATTCCGGTGCATCGTACACGTTTACATTGAACACCACAGCTTCGGCATAACTTAATACCACGGGATAGCATATGGCATACAAGATATTTACAACATTTGATACCGGTAGTGATGTCGCTTCCTTACGGGGAACAGAAGTCACAACGGGGTTGTGGTCCAATGATACGGGCAGTTTATCGGCTATTTACAGCTCTAGTGTTCAAATCGGTATTTCTGGAGAATACTATTACGATTTGTACGATGGTGCAAATCCATCTACATCGAATGTACAATTTTCCGTCGCTTACGGTCACGTGAGTGGAGCAGGGTCACCTCCACTTACAACATTAAATACATCAACACTTCCAACACAAGTTATTTATTCACAATATAGAAATATTCTGTTAGGAGCAGATGTAGAAACATTCTCCTTTGGTCCATCAACAAGTCTAGTATCATCGGATGATATTTATGTCATCAACGTACAACGTGCACGACTAAAACAAGCCCTTGACCCGGGTAACTGGCAATTAGGATTGTCAGGTTCCCGTGGAATTCGTACTTTTATTGATGATAGTGGATTAGGTACCGCTGTAGTCGGTAACGTAATTGCAGATAACGTATACAATGTTCGTTCGGGTTCACTGGATACAGGTATATTCAGTGGTGACTCTACATATTATGGGTTAGTGTTTCCTGCGTATGGAGTTATCATTCTCCACCCATCTGCAGTCAGTGCATCAGTAGGCTTCGTTACGGCATCAAATAATATCAGAACGGCAACTACCCGACCATTCGGTGCATATACCGGCAGTGGTATTACTACATACCAATACCAACACGAAGGATTGGTTCGTTCAATTTCCTCTTCTATGGCGGCAGGTTCTCCATTTATTGCCCGTTCAGCAGAAAAGATTACCTCAACAAATTACTTCGTCCGTTTAAAGAACGGTGATTATAATTACTCAAACAATCCAACGTACTACACGGGTTCACTCCCACAAAATGTATTACCTGCATTTAGAGATAAACCAATTTCTTATGTCACTACAATTGGTTTGTACAATGATGCAAACGAATTACTTGCGGTGGCAAAACTCAGTAGACCAGTTCAAAAGAGTACCGACAAGGAAGCATTGGTTCGTGTCCGTTTAGATTACTAATCCGTTAATTCGGGTGGAGTGTTATGACCAATTCTGTTACAGCGTTTAAATCCTTAGCACCAAGTGAGTATACGGTAACTCCATTTGCTGCATCTTCACCGTTCTCATACACGTATGTATCGGGGTCATCAACGAATTCCAACGATGTACGTATTTTGTATGGAAGAAAATATATAACAAGTAGTGTATTACGTGCACCAAATGATGAATATGATTTGTTTGATTCGGTGGTACAGACATTCTATTCACCAATTCCATATACCCAATACGGGATTCAATCGTCCTCATATCACCCAACAGGGTCAGTATTCGTAATCAGTGTGACCCAAGATGTGTTCGGTGAGGAAATAAAGCCAGGAACGGTTAGTATAGTAGTAGGGACTTCAGCATCATACGATGATACAAAAGGTAATTTATTCGTATCACAATCTGGTACGGCATCATTTATCGGAAAAGTATTTTATGATAAGGGAGTTATACTTGTACAACCAACATCTAGTATAACTGGAGGTGGGTTGACTAAGAACGGAATATGTATAGTTAGTGGAACCAACGTACAAGTTAATTTTACTTCGTCTATTACGTTACATGAACATTCTATACGTGTTAGATTAAATCCAACGGATTTTAATTTTTCATTATACAATCCGTCAATAGACCGTTCATTTAGTACAGGTTCGTCGAAAACGCCGTTACAATCAATGACCAGTAGAAGTATGGAACCTAGTAACACAACGTATTTAGCTCCATATGTAACAACAATCGGATTATTCAATCCAAATAATGAATTGGTTGCTATTGGAAAAGTATCTAACCCAATCCAACGAACGTTTGATAGTATCCAAACATTTGTTGTAAAATTTGACACCTAATGGTGGAGAACTAGTATGAGCTTAGAAGAGTTGTATAATAATGCATCAAATGGAACATATGTGGGTAAAGTAAAAGCTACCCAAGTAAACGATGTTGGAGCCGGCCCGTCCGATAGTTTCTTCGATGGCGACCGCAAAACACAAAAAACGTTAGCAAACCAAGACGTATTTCAAACCGAATTTACTAGAAATGCGGCCGGCACGAATGCAAACGGCGGAGCACAAGGTACAGTACCATTATCAAATGACAAGTCATACCAATCTTCACGTTGGACATCTAAAGCATTAAAGTTACCGTTTGAAGGTGAAGGTCCAGCATCATTAAACAAAGGGTATTACGAAAATACTAGATTTAGAGCAGCAATAACACCAAAAGGAATTACACCAGTACACAATTATACTCCTCTCCCTGACGGCGGATACTTAAATAAAAATGCATCAGCCGGTCTTAGATACAATTCTCCAGCAACGTCACCAATTGGCGAAGCCGGTGGCGGAACGACTGGTGGTACAACTGGTGGAACTAAAACAGGTAAAAGATAAATAACAAGAGGTTACGATGAAACCACGTAGTGCAAAAAATAAAGGTAAACGGTTGCAAAACGCAGTACGAGATATGATTTTGGAAAACTTCACACAGTTGGAACCAGATGATGTGGTTTCAACGCTGATGGGTGACAGTGGGACAGATATCAAGTTGTCACCTGCGGCGCGCAAGGTATTTCCCTACTCTCCAGAATGTAAGAACCAAGAAAAGATGAACATCTGGGCTTCTCTGGAACAAGCAGAAGGGAATACGAAAGAAGGAACGACTCCCGTTCTTTTCTTTAAGAGAAACAATACACCAGTGTACGCGGTTATTCCCGCAGAACACTTTTTCCAATTGGTCAATAAAAAGACCGTTGAATAAAAAGAAAAACTTGACAACTTGACGAAGAGGGGTTAGATTCTATATTATGAATTTAATCTCTCTTTTGTCGCAAATATTAGGTGATTTTAAACAGTTTGGAAATGGTGAACACTATTTCCAATGTCCTTTTTGTCATAATCATAAGAGAAAATTTGCTATTAATGTATTGAAGAATATGTTCCATTGTTGGCATTGTGGAGCCAAGGGACGTTCTTTAATAACATTATTTAAGAGACTGGATGTATCGCCGTCCCAAATGAAAGAACTACGGTCACTTCTTTCCGATGACCAAGTACGGAATTATGTAGAAACCGCAGATGAAGTCACCGACCTATATCTTCCGCCGGGATTCAAACCCTTATGGATTCCGACCAAGAGTATCCATTACAATCACGCTATTAGATACCTAAAGAATAGAGGAATCACGGGGTATGACATTATTCGCTATCAGATGGGGTATACGGTAGAAGGTCCATATGCGAATCGTATCATCATTCCGTCCTATGATGCAAATAACAAGTTGAACTATTTCATCGCACGTAGTTTTTACGATGGTGGAATGAAATATAAGAATCCTCCAGTTTCAAAGAATGTGGTGATGTTTGAGAACCAAATCAATTGGAAGATGCCGTTGGTTCTTTGTGAAGGTGTGTTTGATGCTATCGCAATCCGCAGAAATGCCGTACCTATTTTGGGTAAATTTATACCCAAGAAATTGTTGAAGCAGATGGTCAAAAATAATGTCAAAGAAGTGTATGTGGTGTTGGATAATGATGCACGAACCGAAGCGATGGAAATGGAACGTCAACTGACCTCACACGGTATGCACGTGAAGTTGGTCAACCTTGACAAGAAAGACCCATCGGAGTTAGGTTTCAATGAAACGTGGAAGTGTATAGAAGCAGGCGAGTCCACTTCCCTTAAAGGCTATATCAGCGAAAGGTTACAACTTATATGAAGATTGAAGTCCCATTTAAGAAGTTACGAAAAATAGAACACACCGCAGATATCCATATCCGACTGTTCAAGCGTCACGATGAATATCGTGAGGCATTCAATACATTTTACGAACAACTCCGTCAGAAAGATTTAAGTGACGGGGTAATTGTCGTCGCGGGTGATATTCTTCATGCAAAGACCGATATGAGTCCAGAGATGGTGGAACTTGCGTCCGAGTTCCTCCGTAATCTTGCCGATATCGCTCCGACCTTCATCATCGCAGGTAACCACGACCTCAACCTGTCCAATATGAATCGGCTGGATAGTTTGACGCCTATTATCAAGAATCTTAACCATCCTAATCTCCACTACTTCAAGCACTCTGGTATCTATGAAGTTGCTGATGTAGATTTCGTCGTATTCTCTATCTTGGATGACCGTGAACAGTGGCCGGATGTTAAAGACTGCCGGAAGAACGCAAAAAAGATTGCTATGTACCACGGACCAGTTCACGGCGCACAGACCGATATCAAGTATGTCATCACCAATCGTCACGTAAGTGTTGACACGTTTACAGGATACGATATCGTATTGCTCGGTGACATCCACAAGTATCAGATTCTCCAAGAAAGTAATCCCGTCATCGTCTACTCATCGTCACTCATCCAACAGAACCACGGCGAATCCTTACGAAATCACGGATGGTGTTCGTGGAATGTAGACGACTGTACGCACATATTCAATGAACTTCCAAATGCATATGGGTATTATACTCTTGAATTGGAAGAAGGAAAGATTGCGTTCCCAACGGATATGCCGAAAAACGTAAGACTTCGGTTGTTCACGGGGAACGCCGATACGTCACTTATCAAGAAGACGACTGCGGCACTACGGAAACGGTATAACATTATTGACCTGAGTATCAACAAGAACCGATTCAATCAGAATAAGATGATTGATAAAAAGGTCAATCATATTACGACAGATGTGACCAATGTAAATACGCAGAATACGTTGATTCAAGATTGGATTCAACGGAATCACGAAACCGTTGATGACGAGTTGATGAAGAAGATTATCAACGTCAACACGATGCTGAACGCACAAGTTAGTCACGATGACCAGTCACGGAATATCCACTGGCGTCCGCTGAAGTTCACGTTCTCTAATATGTTTTCGTATGGTGAGAACAACGAGATTGACTTTGAACATATGCAGGGTATCCACGGTATCTTTGCCCAGAATGCATCTGGAAAGAGTTCGTCTATGGATGCACTTATCTTCTGTCTCTACGATAAGACCCCACGTGCGTTCCGTGGTGACCATATTATGAACAATCGTCGGGACCAGTTTGAGTGCGAACTAAAGTTTGAAATCAACCAAGAGATTTACTATATTCGTCGGATGGGTACTCGTAGAAAGACCGGTGATGTCAAGGTAGACGTATCTTTCTGGAAGGAACATTCGGATGGTACCCATACTTCATTAAATGGTGAAGACCGTCGTGATACCAATGCTAATATCCGTAACTATGTCGGTAGTTACGAGGACTTCGTACTGACCACGTTGAGTAGTCAAACAGCAAACGCATTGTTCATTGACAAGTCACACTCAGAACGTAAGGACTTACTTATCCAGTTTATGGGACTGAACATCTTTGATAAGTTGTTTGATTCTGCGAACGAGGAAAGTAAGGAGTTGACGGGCGCCTTGAAGAAGTTCAAGAAAATGGATTTCGGTCAACTGTTGTCGGATACTCAGACCAAGTTGGATACCACTAAGGTAGACCATTATAATTTGGAAGAAAAGATTAAGGAATATAAGGAAGAACGAGATATCTTTGATGCCAAGTTAAAGGAACAACAAGACCAGAAACGTCCACTTCCTAATATTGAACTGAATATGGATAAGTTACAAGAAGGATTGGTGGATGCCAATAATCTGATTGGGATGTATAAAACTCGTAAATCGGAAGAAGAAAATAGACTTCAATCAATACAAAATATTATTAGAGAAAAGACAGAAGAATTGGTAGATGCAAATCTTCCAGAACTTCGTCAATCGGTCGAAGAATATAACAGACTTTTTACGTTATTTAACAAGGGTGGTAGTGCATTAAAATTGACCACATCAAAGGTCACTGAAAAAGAAAAGTTCAAGACTAAACTGGAAAGTTACAAATATAATCCAGATTGTAACGTCTGCGTA